TCGGCAACTTCTTTGTCAAAAATGACTATGTCATCCCCAAGCAATTCATAATTTTCATATCAACTCATGAGCGGGAACTTTTCAGTTTCACGCGCAGCAAGTTGTACGATTAAATGATGCGTCAAGGCTAACATAGGTCAAGAAGTTTTTGCCCCCATCGGTTGACCAACAGCATACTTTAAGAAGTGAGGTTTTATTCCCAGATCTTCATTTTCGTCAAGAAAATAAGATCGCCCGACCAAAAGGTCGCGCCATAAAGTAGCCGCTTCTCTACCTATAAGTGATGATAAAACATCTACTTGGATAGAGACAGGTAACCGATCGGTAGCCGCGGAAAGATCAAATCCATAAGAACAATTGAACTTCTTTGATTTTTCGAAGCATCTGTTAACAGAAGCTCGTTGATCAAAAGTAGCATCATTGGGTATGGATTTTAAGAGTCGAGCTATCCCATCATGAAGAGGGGATAACACAGATTGTGTTATGGGATCAACCATAGCAAAAACTCTTACTTTCCCAGCAGGTTCCATTTTTAGAGCTAAGCGCCCTAGGCTAGGTTCTCTGTCACCCCCATAAAGGGAATGATAAGGATCTAACCAAGGAGTACTTTCACTCATAAAACGAACACTGTTAAGAAAAGAATCTAACTTTTCTAATTTCAAAGCAGCAACTAGTTTAACTAGAGTCTGTTCAAGATTCTCCTTACGGAATACAAAGTAAGAAGTTATATAACTTTCTCATGATGTAGAACTCATAGGAGAAGACTTCTCTAAGAAGAGAGGTCCAGCATCTCGATAATTCATAAAGAATCTATCAGAAAGGAATCTCGCAGATAAACTCTGCAAATTTCTTCCAATAGAATCTAGTGATTCTTGAGATCTTGAACAGGGATCAGTTATAGTGTTAAGTTTAAGATCCTTAACTGGTAATTTAATTACTCTATAAAGAGAAAATAAAGTTAACCAGAAGCGGATCGCTGAAGGTGAACCTGCCCGGATCAGTCGACGGTCATATACAGGTATTATAACCGGTAGACCGTTAGCTAATCTAGGTCAAGGACCTTCCCCGTTAATCTCACAAAGAGATGAAACAGGGGTTCCAGCCACAAACTTTTGCACAGCTAGCTGTGAAGCTTTCAAATATTGCACGACTACCTTATCTCCGTTATGTTTTCGCATGCGGAAAAGGTGTTTTGCAAACGATCCTAGAAAGCGAATTCTAGAAGGAAGC